AGAGCCACAGCCTTACCATAGCGATATTGAAAAACGTAAAGCAGAAGAAGGTGGGTTCTCCTTAACTGACGATGACCGGTATTCGGTCTATGAAGTTCATGCAGACCTTATCATTGACGGTGTTGATGAGGACGAAGACGAGATTGCTAAACCTTACGTAGTTACTATCGAGCGTGGCACTAGTGAGGTGCTGTCTATTCGTCGTAACTGGAACCCAGACGATCCGCTTATGTTGAAGCGTCAGCACTTCGTGCATTATGTATATGTGCCGGGATTTGGGTTCTACGGACTTGGACTGATCCATATCATTGGTGGGTACGCACGTGCAGGTACATCGCTGATCCGTCAGCTTGTTGACGCAGGCACACTATCTAATCTTCCGGGTGGTCTGAAGTCTCGCGGGCTTCGTATTAAGGGGGATGATACACCGATTGAACCCGGTGAGTGGAAGGACGTTGACGTGCCGTCAGGGTCTATCCGCGACAATATTATGCCCCTTCCATACAAAGAGCCTAGTCAAACTCTTCTTGCCCTCTTGAATCAGATTACAACTGAGGGCCGTAGGTTAGGCGCTATCAGCGATATGAATGTCTCTGATATGTCTGCTAATGCTCCTGTGGGCACAACTTTGGCGCTATTAGAGCGTACATTGAAGCCAATGGCAGCTGTTCAGGCTCGTGTACACTACGCTATGAAGCAAGAATTTAAGATGCTCAAAGCCTTAATGGCTGAGTATGCCCCGCTAGAATATGACTACAAGCCTGTGCGTGGAGAAGTTAGCGCGCGTCAGGCAGATTATATGATGGTAGATGTGATTCCTGTTAGTGATCCTAACAGTTCTACTATGGCACAGCGAGTGGTTCAGTACCAAGCAGTGTTACAGATGGCTCAGTCAGCCCCGCAAATCTATGATTTACCACAGTTACACCGGCAAATGATCGAAGTATTAGGGGTCAAAAATGCCGATAAACTTGTGCCAACTGCCGATGATGTGAACCCGACTGATCCAGTTAGTGAGAACATGGCTGCGCTAGTGGGTAAGCCAGTCAAAGCGTTTATTTACCAAGACCAAGACGCTCATATAGCTACACATATGGCGTTTATGCAAGACCCACAAGTTGCTCAGATGATTGGACAGAACCCACAGGCACAGCAGATTATGGCTTCATTACAGGCGCATATCGCTGAACATCTCGGGTTTAAGTATCGTAAACAGATTGAAGAGCGTCTTGGAGTTGAGCTGCCACCACCGGGTGAGGAGTTACCAGAAGAAATTGAAGTTAATCTGTCACGTCTCGTTGCTGATGCTGGTAAACAACTTACACAGGCAAACCAGCAGCAGGCAGCACAGCAGGCAGCACAACAACAGCAGCAAGACCCAATGTTCCAGCTGCAACAGCAAGAATTGCAGGTTAAAGCGCAAGAAGTACAGCGCAAAGCTGCTAAAGATCAAGTCGATGCACAGATTAAACAAGAAGAGCAGAAACGCAAACTTACAAAAGATATGGTGGACGCTAAACTTGAAGAACAACGCATAGAACTTGAAAAACTAGAAGTTGGCATCGACGCTAAAAAAGCGGGGGTCAAGCTACGCGCAGAAACTAGAGCTGCACAGAACAAAGCTGATCTTGAAGTTCTAAATATTTTGGAGAGAAATAGGAACAAGTAATGGCTAAAACCGTCTTTGACGTGCTTAAAGATAAAATTAACGAAGATAAATCTTCAGCACTAGAGTTTCTTGCAGGGGGAGGAGTAAAAGACTTTGCCCAATACAAGGAAATGACAGGCTTAATTCGAGGTCTCGATGCCTGTTATAATTACGTAGAAGACCTCTCGCGCAACTTTATGGATGAAGATGATGACTGAAGCAGCTCAGAAGATAACTGATGCAGATTGGGAAGCTCAACTTCCTAAACCCGCAGGATACAGAATACTTGTAGCCCTACCAGATGTAAGCGATTATTACGAAGGTAGTACACTCCTTAAAACGGATTCCGAAAAGCACCGTGAATATATTATGTCTATTATGGGCGTAGTCATAGACATGGGTAGAGATGCTTATAAAGACACAGACCGTTACCCTGATGGTCCTTGGTGTAAAGTCGGGGATTATGTGATGTTCCGTATGAATACTGGAACTAGGTTTAAAGTTAATGGCAAAGAGTTCCGTTTGATGAATGATGATTCCATCGAGGCAGTTATACCTGATCCTCGTGGCATCTGTAGCGCATAAGGAGTATACAATGCCGTTTCAAAAAGTAGAGTTTGAGTTCCCCGATGAGACAGACAACAACCCAAAGCCAGACATTGAAATCGAACCTTCTAGTGAAATTGAAGTTGATGTGGGCGGAAAGAAAGCAAAAGCAGCAGCTGCTGAGAGTAAACTTGTTCCTCCTGCTGATGAATCTGAGGATAACTTTGAAATTGAGGTTGTCGATGATACACCAAAAGCTGACAGAGGGCGTAAGCCGTCTGAGCCACCAGCTGACGTTACTGATGAAGAACTTGAAGATTACTCTGATAAAGTTCGTAAACGGATTCAGCACTTCAGTAAAGGGTATCATGACGAGCGTCGCGCAAAAGAAGAAGCACTTCGGGAGCGTCAAGAACTTGAAGCACTGGCGCAAAAACTTTTAGATGAAAATAAAACACTAAAAGGTACTGTCGGTAAAAATCAATCTGCTCTGTTAGAACAAGCAAAACGAAATGCAGAAAATGATTTAGCAGTAGCTAAAAGAGCATATAAAGAGGCTTACGAGTCGGGTGACTCAGATGCTGTTGTTGAAGCGCAAGAAGCATTAACAAACGTTAAGTTACGCGCAGAAAAATTAAACAACTTCAGGTTGCCTTCTTTACAGGAACAAGAAACCCCTGTACAACATAATGTAGAACCCGCTCCAGCACAGGTTCAAGCTGATCCAAAGGCACAAGCTTGGAAACAAGAAAACCCTTGGTTCAACACTGATGAAGAAATGACAAGTTTTGCGCTGGGGCTGCACAATAGACTTGTCAAAGAGGGTTTAAGCCCTCAGAGTGACGATTACTACGAGCGAATTAATGCTCGTATGCGGCAAGTGTTCCCCGAAAATTTCGAGGACTCTGCACAACATAGTTCTGAGGGAGTTCAACAACCTCAAAGGCAGGCCAATGTGGTTGCACCCGCAACGCGGAGCACAGCACCTAAGAAAATTAGGTTAACGCAAACACAGTTGAATCTTGCTAAGAGACTTGGACTGAAACCAGAACAGTACGCCAAACAGGTTGCAATTGATATGGGGAAAACTAATGGCTGAGAATCGCATCAATCGAGAGCATGAAACTCGTGAAAAAACGACTCAACGTAAGGCTTGGCAGAGACCAGAGGTGCTACCCGCACCGAATCCTGAGCCGGGTTATGAATTTCACTGGGTTCGAGTCGCTACTCAAGGGCAAGTCGATGCCACTAATGTTTCCTCAAAACTTCGTCAAGGTTGGGAGCCTGTAAAAGCAGTAGACCATCCAGAAATCACAATGGTTACTATCGAAAACGATAGGTTTAAAGACAATGTGGTTATTGGTGGCTTGATGCTTTGTAAGGCTCCAAAAGAGCTTGTGGAAGAGCGGAATGATTATTACTCCGGTCAGACAAAAGCACAGATTGAATCTGTAGATAACAACCTAATGCGAGAAAACGACCCGCGTATGCCTCTCTTTCATGAGCGGAAAACAAAGGTCACTTTTGGTAGTGGAACTTAACTTTTATGGATAGAAGGAGCTAAATATGGCTTATCCAGCAGTTAACGGCCCTTATGGGCTGGTTCCAGTGAAATTGTTGAGTGGTGTTCCTTTCGTTGGCGTAACACGCCATTATGGAATTGCAAGTGGTTATAACACTGCAATTTACAACGGGGATGCCGTAAAACTAGTTACTGGAGGCACCATTGAGTTAGACACAGCAGACGCTGCTATGACTCCTATTGGTGTATTTCTTGGTTGCTCGTATACTGATCCGACTCTTGGTTACAAGGTGTTTAGTCAGTATTACCCAGCCAGCACCGTTGCATCTGATATCGAAGCTTATGTAGCTGACGGCACAGACATCCTGTTCAAGGTTGCTGTTCTTTCATCTGCTGGCGGAGCAGCTGCAGTGATTGGCGATCTTGCTATTACCGATATTGGCGCTAACGTTGCCATGATTACTCCACTTGTTGTGGGTAATGCACAAACCGGTAATTCAACGATCGGTATTTCGGACACTTCTGCAACCACTAACACTCTGCCTTTGCGGATTGTGAGTTTGGTAGAAGAAACTAAAAACTCTAGTGGCGGTTACACTGAGGCTCTCGTTAAATGGAACGCAGGTCATCAGTTCAATAGCCTCACTGGCGTGTAAGGAGGAGTAGATAATGGCTATTTCACGCGCACAACTACTCAAAGAACTCCTTCCCGGACTGAACGCTCTGTTCGGACTGGAGTACGCTAAGTATGGTGAAGAGCATACCGCTATCTTTGAGA